CAATCTTCAATTTTCAAGCATGTCGAAAGTTGATAAGAAAAACGCGCGCGATGCTAGGAAGCAAGGCATGAAACTTTCTGGTAGTCGCGTGGGGGGGTCTGTCCGACCGCAGCCGTATGGTAACGACGGCGGTGGACCTCCCGTGGGGGCGATCGATTTCCTCGATCGACCCCCACAAATGCCCAAGGAAGAGACGTTTGATCAATTCCGAAGGCGACTAGTTCAGAGTTCCCTAAGAGATAATAGTTGGGACTCGGACTTGTCGCAGCCAATGGTACAGGCTGCAAAACCGTCCAAATCGAGTCAAATTCCTGTGACTAAGTCGAAGTGTGATTGGAAACCACACCTACGACTGTCCGGAGAGAAATGTTTTCAAAAACAATTTCCCTCGTTACAAGAAAGTGACGTCTCCTCGTTGATAGGCTGCTACAATGCAATCATGGAAGTGTACTACATTCATGGATTGAGGCGCAACGGGGATGAGGAATACTTAGTCCAGCTATGCAATTCATTTAAAAAAGCTGTCACCAATTCTCTAGAATACCATAAAGGCAAACCAGAAGGTTATTGGATCAAGATCATGAAAACTAAAATCGCAAATTTTTATAGCGCATGGTGCGATCAGCCTCTCACGGAAGACAACGTGGTTCCCGGTAGCAACCCAAAACATATGTTTGGGGGTGTTATCTATAGGTTTACACGTTCTCTGAAGGAAAGAGGCGATCCCCAGATCTGGTCAAGCTTACTGGAAAGTATACTTCTTGCAAAAAAAGGTATGCCTAGAGCAGACGAATCCTTAATACAAAAAGCCGAAAAAGCTACAGTTGATGCCCTTACTCAAACTAAACCAGAAACCACTAACTTTCGCTCTTGCGTCGATTATATGCATTATTGCTCTGTAACAGGAGCAAACGCAATACAACGCGATTTTGTCGAGTGCAAGTTGCCCGAAAGACCATACGATTGGTCCCGCGGTGGTGAGTATCTGGAAGGTCGAGCTGGGGGCGAATACGAAATTCGCAGGACTGTGCGAGAGATATTTGGTAAAACTAAACTACTCAAAGAGGAGTTAGAAAGACCGTGTTTCCCAAGTACATCCGCGAATTATAACCGTTCCCGTCGTGAGGCGGGTCAGGTTGGAGAACTCTCTGATTTAGCTCTAACCATCGGTCGGCAAACTACCTACACTCCCCCGAAAGAAATTGACGTGGAACTATCAACTAGTGTTAGTGAAGCATGGGGTGCTGAATGGTTAATGGAATTAGAACATGAGGACGAGTCTATAAGAGAGATGGCCACCGCTTACGCTGTCGATGTCGATTATGTCAAAAAATGCTATACGGATCTTTATTGGACTACGTACGATGAAGCTATTGATGAAGAGCCACTGGTTGAACCGGTGGGTCTCGCAGAGGCTCTCAAGATACGTGTGATCAGTAAAGGTCCACCTAAAACTTATTTCGTTTTAAAACCGCTTCAGAAAAAACTCTGGAAAATCCTAAAGAATCACCGCTGTTTCGAACTCGTCGGCAAACCGGTCACGTCGAAAGAAATTTTCGACGCCCTCGGTATTGTGGAGGATGGAGAGCAAGTGGTCTCAGGAGATTATCGGAGTAGCACCGATGCTATGTACAGTTGGTGCTCTGAGGTTGCGGCAGATGAACTTAGAAAAATTTGGCAAAACGACGGAGAGAGTTTCTTTCCTGATTCTTTATTTAAACTCCTATTAAAATCACTAACGGGTCATATCTTCTATTATGAGAATGAGAAGAGACCGCAGAAAATGGGGCAATTGATGGGTTCCGTAACATCCTTTATATTCCTATGTATCATCAACGCTGCTGGTTGCAGACGTGCTATCGAGCTCTCTTATGGGCGAGATTTTACGTTGGCACAATGTCCGTTGAAGATAAATGGGGATGACTGCGTCTTTAAGGGCCTAAAGAAAACTATACGTATTCTTTGGGAAGGTATAATGTCTGTCTTTGGACTTGAGTCCTCGATAGGCAAAACCTACTTTGGAGACTTTGCAGTTATAAATTCTCGACGATTTAATTATAACGACGAGTGGGGATCGTGGGAACCTGTGCCTTTTGTGAATTTGGGACTTTTGTTTGGAATGAAACGTAGCGCGGGGTCGGGTGACACTGGTAAGAGGTTCGTGGGTGAACTTGGAGCGATCCATAGAGAACTCATGGGCCAGATTCCACAACAGTTAAAGGATGAGGTCAATAAATCCTTCTTCTATTATAATAACAACGTCTTAAAGACCTATAAAGGGTCTTGGAGCCTCCCCGAATATCTTGGGGGCTTAGGGCTGGCTCAGCCAGTCTCACTCACTGATCGTAAGATCGGCGCAGTAATAAAGATGAATATGGAAAAAAAACCGCCTTCTAGTTGGCCTGCAGATGCCTCGTGGCAAATGCATCAACTAGTTAACGAAAAGATCAAAATGCGACCTGTGCCTTTTAGAAGGATAGCAGCCGCTACGGAATTGTTTCCGTTTGGTCCGATCGTTGAACAGGGTGAAAAGCTTTTAGCAGATACCTATAACGAAGCTTATATGATGCTCGTTGTGGGTTTACTTTTCCAATATCGTCTTAATAAGTTGCGTCTCTCTAAGAAAAATAAGAGGAGTGGGCAGTTGTTTGATATTGAGACAATGCGACGTAAGGCTCTAGAAAAAAATAGCCGTTTACACATTGATTCTCTTAAGAAGATAGGTGACTCTCGTATTATACCTATGACTGATATGGATCTTATACCAATTAATAAAAAACTTTTTATACCGTTAATTACATGCATTGGCTAGACTGAGTTCGAGACTC